ATTCGTAGAAGCTGGCTAAGACAGCGGTGAAAGTACCGACTACTGCCACAACCCCTAAAACTATAGCTCCTATGGTAGTAAAGACAGCACCGAGAACAGCGACTAACCCGCTTACGATAGAGCCTATTGATGCAAACGTAGTAGCTAGAACTGTAGTCACACCTGCGAAGGTCAACAAAGCTACAGCACTTCCAGCGAGTCCGAGGAAGACAGAAGCTATAACGCCGCCTATCCAGTTGAATCCTGCTATTATATCTGTAACGACGATAGCCCATTGAGACAAGGTTTTAGCTACCATGTCTACGTAAGGTATGATAGCGTTACCAATCGTAACAGCTAGAGCGTCAAAGGCTGAGACAAGTCGGTATAGAGTTCCACCGATTCCAGCGTCCATCGTCAGAGCGACCTTCTTAGTTAGGCCATCAATGTTTGACATATCATCTATCATCTTCTGCATGGCTACATGGCTGTCTGCTCCAACAATAGCACCCTTAATACCTAGCCGCCCGAATAGATCCTGCATGGCTGCGGCTTTCTCAAGACCTCCCATGCCTTCCATCGCTTTGGACACTTGAGCGAAGATCTGAGGAAGCTGTCTCAAGTCACCTATTGAGTTTGTGAGCTTGATAAAAGAGCCATTCACTTCAAGGACTCCACCGTCCATCTCTGCCATTTTACGATAGATAGAGTTCAAGGCAGTACCAGCTTTAGATCCTGTTATACCTACGTTTCCGAGAAAGGCTAAGGCTGTAACGGTAGTATCAATGCTTTGATTGTAGTCCTTCGAGATCTTACTTGCATACTCCATAGACTCGCCAAGCTGAGTAATGTTAACTTGAGCGTTAATGGTAGCGTATGTTAGTGAGTCTGTGATCTTTCGTATGTTCTCAAGGTTGTGATCTAATCCATAAGCGTTAGCGGTTCTAGTTGCAATAGCAGAGGCTTCGTCTAGCGTAACCCCTGTGGCAGTTGCGAAGTCTAGCATAGCCCCCGACATCTGCTTAATACCATTAACACCAACACCTGCCTGTGCCATAGTAGCCATCAAAGACGAGACCTGTCCGATGGTGTATCGAGTCGAGCCGCCGAGTCTGACGGCTTCGTCTGTAAGCATCTTCAAACCTTCAGGCTTTATACCTGTAATACGGGCTTGAACCTTACGCATGTTGTTATCTAGCTCTACAGCACTCTTGCCTGCTTTGAAGAGACCTGTACCTAGTACGATTGCAGCGGCTCCCATAGCCATACCTGCACGCCTTGCCCGTGTAGCCATTCGATCTAGTCTAGCAGAGACTTTACGAAGTGCTGGAGACATCTTGTCTGTGAGCGATAGTATTACGTTAGCTCTTGTGGATGGATTCATGGGGTTAGCCCTTTGTGTTCAGGTTGGCGAATAGGTATCTAAATCTCTTTTGAGTCTTTTCTGCTGGAGCAGATAGGAAGTCTCTTTTTCGGTAGTGGCACTTCTTGTAAGTCATGGGCCACTTAATTTGGCCTCTAATAGACTTACCTGCGAAGTTAGAGCCATCTTGCTTATCCATAGCACGAAGATGCTCAATGTCCATAGGTAGCTTAACTTGCTTGTTGTTGCCGCCCATAGCGTGGACTTTATCTCCGGCGAACTTAGTGTTCTTCCCAAACTTCACATTCATATCAGGCCCGACACGGAACTCGAATCGCTTGACCTGCTTAAAGGTGACGTACTGAAGACCTGCTTTACCTTTAGCACGCTTCTTAGGTGCTTTAGGTGGGGTAGATGGCGGGTACGAGGCCCAGTTATAGCCTTTGTAGCCAGTCTTAGGCTGTCTAGCTCTAGCCATGCCGTTCTTCATATCCTTACGACAGAAGCCAGCAGCCCTGAACATTCGACGCTCAGTCTCTTTGAGCATCCTTGCACTTTCGTTCTTTAGCCAAGTAGAGAAGGACTGATTGCCTGTGTAGCTACCAACCCTTAACTTCATCTTAAACATGCTAGGCATAATAGACCTCAAAAGTGTTTCTTCATTGACCGCAGCTTATCACTGGTTAGATCAGACTTGTTATCCTGATAGAACTTATGAAACTGCTTAACTGTTACGTTCTTAGCACCCTTCATCGACGCATATAAAGCTAGATGATACGAAAGCCTATCCCATCTTTCATGCTCACAAGAATCCCGCATAAGCACAAGTTGGTGGAAAGACAGCGAGTGAGGTAGAATCCCCAGTATCCCTGCTGACTCCCACACGAACTTGTACATCCGTATGCTTATTGCTTGTTGCTCAGCTTTAGTAAGGCTTCGTCGATCATCGGAACCATGTTCTCTCGTAGTTCCGTCTCTTCCTTCTCGATCAGAAGAATCGCTCTCTCCATGCCCACGTTCACCGAGTCCACTATCAGTCGAAGTGCCTTCCGCTTGTGGGCAGGTAAAAAAAGCACGATGCCCTCGATCAGTGCTGAGGTAGCTTCTGCCACAACTTCACCATCAAAGCCTTCGTACATCTGGTCGAGTGTCAATCCTCGTGCTTCTCTTTCCGAGTCGAGGATGATGTCGATCATGCTCAGGAGGATCTCAATGTTGTCATGAGAAGCCAGCTTAGTCATCCAGTTGTCATCGCTATTGAACGATTCTGTGATGTCAATGCCTAGCTTAGATTTCATAGCCAAGTAATGGCCGATATTGATACTGAGAGTCCAAAGGTTACCTTTAGAGTCTTTAAATTGTGTAGCTTCCATCATAATGCCCCTTATGAGTTTATAGTTCCATGTTAAGATCGTCTTCGATCTCAATCATTGTTTCTTCTTGAATTGGTTTAGGCTGGATCATGTCTCTGATCTCGCCGACTGTGCAACGTACTTCTAAGCCCAACTCTTCAGCGATCTCAGGATTGAGACTAACCATCTGGTTGTCGCTAAGGTTAAGCATCCACTCTAGATTCTTCATAGTAGTTTCCTTAAAAAAGAGGGGGCTACGAATTGTAACCCCCTAAGCATCTATTACGACTACGCCCAAACAGGTGCTCCACCTGCTCCGGTTCCGGTTTGTCGGACGGGGCAGAAAGAGAGACTGATGGTCATTCCATCAGTAAGAGGCTGAGCAATGTCGGATTGAAAGCATTGGCCGGTGAAGTAAAGACCTTCACTGCCAGTGCTGTGCAATGCGGCAATCGTCATAACGTCACGATCCAAGCACTTCTCGATGAAGTCTTTGGAATTTACGTTATAAGTAAGAGTCGCTGTTACTTCGACTTCAATCATCGAAGGGCAGTAACGCTTGAACTGGCTACGACGATCAGTAACTTCTGTTTTATCAACAGAGATAGTTACGTTAACGTCACGGGCAGTATCAATGTCTGCAAGTCCAGCAACGCCAGAAGGATCAGCAGCAACGCTAGCTGACCACTGTAGGAGGCCGTTAAAGCCAACTTGTGCAGTTTCTAAAGGCATCTAAGTATCTCCTAGCTAAGTGTTGACCATGCAGGAACGGAACCGCTAGAAGCAGGTGCGAATGAAACAGAGTAAGTCTGTCCATCAGCAAGAGGCTGAGCGATGTCGTTCGAGAATACGTATGCGTCGAAAGCAATTCCTTCTGACGAAGCAGAAAGGGCAGCATCAAAGACACCGACGACAAGTCGGGTTCGAGCAATACAAGCAGTACGGATAGTAGATTGAGTAGCGTCATTGCTATCGTAGGTAAGTGTGGCTGTGATTTCACAGTCTAGTCCACCAGCTACGTAGTTTTTGAACGCACTTGTTCTATCAGATACGTCTGCTTTGTCCGAGCTGATCGAGACGTTAATGTCGCGAGCAGAAGGGACTTCTGTGTAAGAGGCTACTAAGGCAATGTCAGCGTCAGCGGAACCTATGCCCAAGCTACCATCAAATCCAGTACATGACATAATTAAGTCCTGTTCTTATAGAAACGGTAATTGAAATTGGAAATGGCGAACATGACACCAGCTTCGTCAACCTGATCGGGATCGAACAGATTGTCCATCTCGAAAGGTGGCACTAAGCAGAAGGTTCCATCAGCAGTAGTTAGCTGGCGGTTCGACTTGAGGCAGATCCAGTCTTGGATGTCCTCAGCCATGTTCAACCCGTCATCGAGATCAGAGTCAGAGCCAATCGGGTAGCTAAGGCCAACACCGATAGTATACTGAATGAACTCGTTCGATCTATCTTGCTCTACAGACACTTTGCCTTGTAGTGCTACTTTGATCTGAGGCGTTAAGTCCTCTCGTTTGATCCTCGGAACTAACTGTCTTACAACAGTAGCGGTTCCGAAGGTTGTCTCGTTTAACTTCGCAGTTACAGCGTCAGTTAGGTTTACGGCTACTCCCATGTTATATCTCCTTGGTGTGGACTCGATAAACAGTTAAGTTAGCATCCTCTTTAGAGAACACATCATCAGCACCATCTTGGGTGACCTGATACTGCTTTACGACTCCGTTAATTACTTCGGTGATAATGTCATAACGAGCAGGCTCGACGGGTTCGCCGCCGATGTTGTAAGCCGAGATGTCAATAAGATAATCTCTGTTCTTACTAAATAACGTAGACCCATCTGCTTGGAAGGTTGACGATCCAGAGAATCCGACGGTAGCCATAAAAGGAGCCGAAGTGTTTAAGCCTCGGCTCACAGTTATGGATACGCCTCGAATCTTCTTATGGGCAACCCTGCTCGCTAGATAGGCTCTATAAGCTGGGTTACTCATTGAACTAGCTCTTGACTGCTTCAGTGTGAGTGATAGCGTCAGTTGTGATAACTGGAACGCCAGCAACATTGTCAACCAAAGGAGCAGGAGCACCAGTTGCGTTGGTTGCTGTTCGTGAAGCACGAAGATCGAACTGTGACTTACGGTTCATGATGCACAAGTCAGGAGCGTGTCCGGCTGGGAATCGCTCAAGAGCTTGGTAAACCAAGTCGTCTGTAAGGCCGTTAGAAGCGTCTAGGTTGACGATTCGAACGATGCTGAAAAGGCTACCAAAGAAGCCACCGACCCACATGCACCCTGGGGTGTAGTATGCAGGGTAGTTCTTGCCAGATCCGTCGATGAAGTTCTGAACTTCAGTTTGTCCGAGTTGAACAGCTTGCTCTCCGTTGAAGACCAATCCGCACTCAGCCGAGTTACGACGAAGCATGTAAACAGAAGAAGTTGCACCAACAGCCGAACCACCAGCGTCTACGACCATTTCGTCGCCAAGACCGTCTAGGTTAGCACTGTCTGCAAGACCTTCGAATCCACCAGCGTTGAAGCCAGTTCCGTTGATCCACTGGTTCTCTAAATTGAACAAAGCAGATTGAACGTGACGAAGACCTTCACGAGCGATGTACTGCTCACGTCCACCAGCCAAGCGGCTAGAATCAGCAACAGCTTTATCAACGGCCCAAGACCAATCGAGGATCTTAAGGTCGATGCTGTCGATTCGATCTACAGAGTGATCGAAGTCACGTCCAGCGTTCTCGGTGCGAAAGCCCGTAACGGGAAGCTGTACGGCGACCGATTGCTTGTGAACGATTCCATTGGATGCTGGAATAGCAGGAAGAGCAGCGATAACAGGAGCAGCAGCACGAATCTCGGAGGTCTCAAGACCAGAAAGATCGTAAGCGTCTGCAACCATGTCAGCTACGGTTAGAAAATCATTTGCCATCAGTAGTGTTCCTTAAATAGGAGTTAGAAAATTGCCCCACACGGAAGGGGGCGAAAAGTGAAAATAGGGTTACTTGATTGTTACTTTGAATCCGCTTCCTTTGACTTCAACAGCTTCGCCGTTGTTGCCAGAGAGAGGCTGATCCTCAGTCTGCTCTGAAAGTTCGATCTGAGCTTTGAGGCTTTCGATCTGATCCTTCTGAGACTTGATGTACTCTGCTTGTGCGGCTTGGAAATCCATGCCATTCATGAAGAAGTCTAGTCCAGCTTCTTTGCCGAAGTTCTCGATGTACTGACCGAGTTCTTCTTTCGAGAAGTGACCTTTTTCTACTGGAGACTCAGCAGCAGGTGAGCCACCGTCTACAATGTCTTCAACTTCATCAACTTCAGGAGCTTCTTCAACTTCAGGAGCTTCTTCAACTTCTGGAGCTTCTTCAACTTCTTCAACTTCAGGAGCTTCTTCAACTTCAGGAGCTTCTTCAACTTCAGGAGCTTCTTCAACTTCTGGAGCTTCTTCAACTTCTGGAGTCTCGATAACTTCTACTTCTTCAACTGGTGCATCTTCAACGATAGGAGTCTCTACGACTTCTTCGATGATCTGCTCTTCTTTGTTAAGTTCCACGATTTGTAGTCCTTTAAGGGAGAGAAAATTAGAAACGAAACCGAGCAGACGATCTGGCTCGACACCGAAGAGACTTCCTTCGGGTTTGGTTTTAGATAGACCCAAGCCGTACTCCAACAGTTCAGCAGCTTTGGCCGCTGTGTCGTCACGATGGAATAGGCCGTCAGGATTAGCAGCAGGCTCGTCAACGATGTCAACGAAGCGTAACTGTCCAAGTCTGACATGGGGGTAGTTATTAACATTGTTAGGATCAGGAGAGATAGGGTTCGCTGCTGCGTACATCTCTTCTGCCTCAGCGTCTCTCATGAAGCTGATAGAGGCTCCAAACGCTTCAGGGTCATCATGGGCAAGATCAAGCAGAAAGCCCGCTAGATCGCCATCTGGGGTCTTGTGAGCAGCTTTCCAGAAGTGAAGGTCACCTCTGACTTTGCCGTCTCCGTCAGCCCGATAGAATACTCGTCCTAGTCCCTTGGAGAGTGAATCCCCACATTGGTTAGGATGAGTGTATCGACTTTTGATCCCTTTCTTCGCTTTGGCTAGTTCAGTACCAACCTGAGCGATGAACTCGGAATCAACCCAAGCACCGTGACCGAGAGCTTCACCCTGTGTGATAACTGCGAAGTTCTTGATGTAACCTGCTCCGTATTCGCCACCAGTGCGGCTAATCTCAGGTGCTTGGTCAAATCCGCGAACTGTAGCGGCTCGGAATAGTGTAGGTTCTAGATAAGTTTTATTCGCCATTGAAAGGCTCCTGTGGTTGTGGTTCTGGTCGTAGATCAGGTGGAAGAATGTTTAGCTCTTCGAGAAGTGCTTGCTCTTCGGATAGCTTACGGGCAACGTCTGCCCACTCGTCACCGAAACGCTCACGTCTGATCTCTGTGCGTGTCCTAAGACCGCCTTCGATAAGTGCGAGGTCTGCATTTGCTTCCTTCATTGTATCCCAGTATTGGAGTCCATCAGGAACCCAAAGCCAATTCTTAGGATCAATATCGAACGAAGCTGGCAACTGAATCTCACCTTTAAGGATGCCCACTTTGAGCCGCCACATGAACCAATCATTGCGAAAGGCTACTTGACGTTCTCTGTCTTTTTCACAGCTTCGAAGGTAGAGAATCAAAGCAGTACGCGAACCGTTGAAGTTCGTGTAGGATTCATCCCAGAAGCTATAAGGTATATTAAGACTCTTGAGAGTCATGGAGATCATGTCTTTCCAAAAGTCTTGAGTAGCTGTCTCAGGCGTTCCAGCAGTTAAGAAGTTAGCTTCTTCGCCAGCATCCAGATCAAGAATCTGTGGGCCTTTGTCGAAGCTGACCATGCGATTAGGATCGCTGTCATCATCTGCGTTATCATCGCCTAGTCCCCAGTTAGCTTCTCGTGTGATCGAGAGAGCGAACAACTGAGAAACCTTAGCCTTAGCTAGTGCGTAGTCATAAGACTCGTTTAAGTCCATGATAGTGTCTACGACTGCTGCTAGAGGTGAGATGCCTCGTGTCTGATCGAATCTATCCCAGAAGCCCATTCCAATGACCTTCTTGGCAGATACTTCTCGTTCGAACTCGTAGTTAGCTTCGTTACGCTTCCAGACAGCATAAGACTTATGCCGACCTGTTACGTCAATCTTAACTCCCTGTACCCAGTTCTTTAACGGGCTTTCATACTCACCGTTAGAAGGTGTGACTCCACTCTTCTCAGCTAGGAAGGTAGGCTGTCTTACTCTGTCAGACTCAATAGCCTGCAAGTAACCGCCACGCTGACGAACACAGTAGACATCGCCATCAACCACAGCAGAAGATTCTAACATCCTCATAAAAGTGTTAAGGTTATATCGACCGCTAATGTCGAACTGCTCTTTCTTAGAGCAATAGTTGTAGAAGTCTCGAAGTAGATCATCGGTAGCTTCGTCGCCAGTGTTAGGCTGGAAGTTGTGACGAACAACGAAGTCGATATGCTTGCTGAGAATCCAGCGAGCAGCAACTTCGTTACGCCGTAAGTCCCTAGTTGTGGACTGTAGCACTTTACGATCTGTTGCTCGTAATTGCTTGTCTTCAGTTGTTAGCTTCTGCTTCTTAGGTTTACGGTTCTTGCTTGATGAGCTTGCTCCGTCATAACCGAAGTCGAGCGAGCCGTTAGCTTCATTTAACCAGTCCATGTTAGGCTCCTTAGCTTAGGTCTATACGATTGAAAATAGGTCTGCGAATCTTCTTACCCTGTAGGGTTGAGAGTTCCGCTTTTAGGTCTTTTAGTCTTGCTCCTACAGCGTCAAGATCGAACTGAGTGGTTTCACCATCAATTGTAATCATTGAAGCACCCGAATCTAAGATCTGTTCGAGGTTAGCAATAGCTTCTTTAAGTTCTGTTACTGTTCTACCCATTGATAAACCTCTTTAGCTGTGAGTAAGATTGGCCGCCTTTGATAGTGGTCTTAACCCACTTTGCCCCATCCCATTTGAAACGTACTAGAGCAGGAACCGAAGATCCTGTGTATAGCTGCTTAGCTTCTGGTGACTTGTAGTCTAATACGACTAGATGCCCGCCGTTAGCTACCGAAGGGTTAGCTTCGATCATGTCCTTCATCTTGCGGCAAGGAGCACACCAAGATGCACCAATTACAACAACGAAGGTCTTCTTGTCTGCTTGGCTGGCTGTATAGGCATCTCGATAGCTAGTGTGTACTTCTGCGTGTGCGAAGCTGGCTAACATGATGCAAACGATAACAGCCGATAGTAGTTTCTTAATCATCGTGATTCATCCCCTTCAACGCAGACGTTACCCTTAGTAATCGTCCAACGTGACGATGCTGAGAATTCAACCTCAACATCAAACTTGTAAATTGACACAGCAGGATCTAATAGTTCCGTAGCTGCTGTAGATAAAGCAACCTCTACTAAGGTTCCCGTAGCACTGGTGATAACACCGGCTGTACTTTGGTCGAGAACAATAGCATCCTTGCTATCTCGAATAGTGAAGTTAATGGTCTCTCCGTCTACATCTTTGGTAGCTGTCCATGCTAGTTTAGCATTAGCAATACCATCGTAAGCATCGCCGCGAATCAAGTTGATCGACTCGCTCTGTGGCTGTGCTGTGTAGACAGTTGTGATCGGTGAGATCTTAGATATGATAGTAAGCTGGTTAGCTTCTAAAGAAGCTAGATCAGAAGCCGCAGCTACAAACTCAGTAGCCTGTACAGTTTCTTCTGCTACTCCAGTAAACTTAGCTTCATAAACCGCCACTCCTGTGCTTAATACATCATCTACGATAACCATTCTGTATGTACCAGCAGCAATCGCACTACTGAAAGTGAATTGATATAGCCCAGACTTAGAACTAAGCCCTGCTATGTTGACTTCGTTGTCTGAAGAAGAAGTACCCACTAAGACGTTCGAACTGCTAAGCAGTGCAGCAGTTAAAGCTCTATCAGGAGCCGCAGCCGCATATATGTATTGTGCCATCTAAGGCTCCTTATAAAAGAAGCAGCCCACCCGCAAAAGAGCAGGCTGCATTAGTTAGGTCTAGGGTACATCAGTGACTATATTAGCCGCAGTCATGTTGTACATAACCATAGTGGCCGTACCTGATGCGTCTTGTATGTTGGGGTATGTATCCCCATCTCCCATTCGCCACCAGTGGTCTGGGCTAAACGCCTCTAGGTCACGAGGTGAACCTGAATTGTATATATTACTGATGTCTGAAGAAAGGTCAGAAGGGTGAACAGACACTTCGTCTAGATAACCCCCCCTCATTGTGTTACCAGAAACGAATCTACCGAGACGTAAGTTCTGCCCAACGATAGCTCCCGACCAACCATAGTTACTATGTGATGTCGTCTTTGTTGGTTCGACCCCGTCAATGAATATTTTGAATCTGCTGTAATAGGAGCTTATACTACCAGAACTGGCACCTGTCGTACCTCCGTCATAAGTAACCATGACGTGATTCCATTGGGAGGGTGTAAGGGTTCCCGTACCCGTTTGGATTTGTATGTGGTTGTTAATAGAACCATAACGCAACTTTATTTTGGAAGTCGCTACTTGCCTTATCTCGATGTGACCATTGTTAGTTGTGTCATTGTGACCGAAGTAGAATAAGCATTGGCCGTTAGAGACATTAGCAGGCTTAATCCAAAATGATATCGTCCAAGCATCAGAAGCACCTGAGCCATTGCTGCCTCGTTCTAGTGTGGTAGCTAATGCTGCGTTAGCACCCATGTAATCTTGATTTTCGAAGAACACAGATTTACTATCTTGGAAAGGTGGGTCTGATACGGTCAGTGCGATTGTTTCCGTGGCTTGGCCGAAGTAGTTTATAGCCTTCGCACTAATGTTGTACGTCCCTTCTGGCAGTGAAGAACCCCCAATCAGTTTTCTAACATTACCTTCAACGGTTACAACACCAGAAGGAAGGTTACTCCACTCATAGCCAACACCGTATGTAGCTACAAGTTCGTAGTTGAGAGTGTCCCCAGTCGTCAAAGCGATGGATGAAGAGGAGGTTATGGCTGGAACCGAACCAGAAGAAGACCCGCCTGTAGCACTGGCCTCTGTGTTAATGTAGTTGATGACTTGATCTCTCGTATACCCAAGAGTATCAACTAGGTCTTGCCCAGCTTCGTTCTGTACGCGAGTGATCTTTAGCCTCTTAAATAGTTTTCGGAAAGACCCATCGCTGTTCTCTCTGTCCAACCTAACGATAACGATTCTATCGCTGGCAGTGTCATGAGAAGAGGCTTGTATAGTACCCAAGAATTTAGGTTCTACGCGGGAGTTGTCAAACAGGATACAACCCTTGGCGGTGTCTGAGTAAATTTGAATCTGTGCCATTATCTAGTTCCTTACAGTTGGATGTACCAAGTTAATGCCCGCATACGCATAGTACCCTCTACAGATGCTTTAATCTGAAATCGGCATTTACCCGCGTCACCTACTCCGTTAGTGTCGATTGTGTCACCGACAAAGAAGGATAGCATAGGCTCGATAGCGTACTCAACATCTGCTCCCTGAGTCATGTTCAACGATACTTCTTCAATAGAGAAGTCATCACTAGGTGTAGTACCTGAGTGACGGCTGAATAGAAGACGGGTCTCTAGCTGAGACTCATCAATATCTGGCTCATAAGTCATAGATGCACGAAAGTTAGCGTGGGCGTGTAGGTCAAGACCTTCGAGATCGAAGATGATTGGATCTGCTTGAGTACCAGCACCAGTATGACCAGCAGCCTGTGCTGCTTTCATTGAGCTTGGTCTGTTGTCAAACAATCCGAGAGCATCAGTTGTGATGTTCACGTCAATCCAAGTATTAGTGTCTTCTAAAGCGATCTCGGTCTCAGTAGCTACGCCACCTGTAAAGTAAAAGTTAGATAGTAATCCGTAGTAGCCTTGTGTGTAGTCACGAGCTAAGATAAGGTCGCTCGTCTGTAGTCCAGCAACGGGAGTACCGTTCTGGGTTACAGCCTGATTAACTCCGTTGATGAATAGAGCCATTAGTTGACCTCCAAGTCTGCGTAGACAATGGTGAGGCCATACTGAACTGCGTCAGCGTTGGCGTACTCAACTTTGAAGATGTCGCCCTTCTCTAGGAACATAGGCTCTGTGTAGAACACGCTAGTAGCGTCTTGCATTTCAGTTGCAAGAGTTGTACAAGCAAACTCAACGCCTTCGTTAGGGTTCTGTACTGAAAGAACTAAGTTACCAGACGATGTAGGTGCTGAAGTAGTACCTAATCTGAAGTTGATAATCTTAGTTCGCGATGTTGCGGTGTAAGTGAATGCAATTTGCCCACTGCCGCTTTCACGAAGCGTCTTCTCTCCGATCAATGCCCCGACTGTAGCTTGTGCTGAGTGCTTGTGGTTTTTCATTATCTAGTTTCCCTGTCCTTATTTGTTTATGATACCCCAAAATATATACTCTACGGAGGGGGAGATCCACCGCCACCACCACTAGATACTTTAAGAGTGCCGCCATCGTTCCATAGCTGACCCGCTATTGAGGGGTCGGAGCTAGGCAGGTTGTGAAGTCTAAGACCTGTACTGTTGACAGATGCCTTAGTGCCTCCATCGTGCTGAATGAATAGATCTGCTGCGGTTTCTGTACCTGTCTTCTTGGTTCCTAAGTAGAAGTCACCGGCTACAGGGTTGAACTGCAAATAGCTTTGATTAGCAGCCGCTGCATCGCCTACGCTGTACATCTTAAAGAGGCTACCTACTTCTTGTGTAAGTGTACCTTTAAGGCTTGCGTTATAAGCGTTTAAGCCGTTATACCGTAAGCTGGTAGATCCTAGATTGCCAGAAGCATCGGAAGCTGGTACTACGTTAGCCGCTGTTACAGTGCCACTAAAGTTTCCTGTTACAGCATATACACCGTTCCATCTTCTAATAGCTATGCCTAAGTCGATGTTCTCATCGGCTGTGGCAGGTCTGAAAGCAACAGAGTTCTGGAAGTACTTTGCAGTACTACCAAAGTAGTACAGGTTGCTACCGTTTAGGTCGAAGTTGTTCGTGCGTGTGGTAGAAGTTATCTCATCAGATACAACTTCTGTCGCTGTTAAGGTTGCAAATGTCGGGCTATCTGTAGTGTCGAGCGACTGATCGAAAGGGTTGCTCGATGGGATACCAGTAAGACCCGAACCATCACCAGATACCGAGTTAAAAGTTACATCGTCTGTAGTGTCAAGTGACTGGTTGTTCTGTGCCGGTAGGTTAGTCAAAGCTGAACCGTTTCCAGCTATAGATGTTACCGTCAAAGCATTGAATGTCGGGCTATCTGTAGTGTCGAGCGACTGATCGAAGTGATTGCTCGAAGGTACTCCAGTTAATCCAGAACCATCACCAGATACAGAGTTGAAAGTGACATCGTCAGTCGTATCAAGTGACTGGTTGTTCTGCTCAGGTAGGTTGGTTAAAGCTGAACCGTTCCCCGATATGCTTGTTACAGATAAAGCATTGAAGGTAGGGCTATCAGCAGCGTTAAGCGACTGATCAAAGTGATTTGAGCTTGGAACTCCAGTAAGACCAGAACCGTCACCAGATACAGAGTTAAAAGTGACATCGTCAGTCGTATCAAGTGACTGGTTGTTCTGTGCCGGTAGGTTAGTCAAAGACGAACCGTTACCCGATATGCTTGTTACAGATAAAGCATTGAAGGTAGGGCTATCAGCAGCGTTAAGCGACTGATCAAA